TGGCACAGCCGGAGCTACCCGCCCCGCATCCCGACGATGACGGACTAGAGCACATCAACCTTTGCGACGTGGGGTGCGGCGCATGATTGGGCGCACCTGGCACGGCTACCCGTTCCCGTCTCGGTCCGACGCGGCCGAGGCCTTGGAGATGATCAAGCCATGACCGTAATCGGCCTCTACTCCCTTGTCCCCGGCTCCGGGAAAACCACGCTGGCCGAAGGCTTGCGCGGACACGGCTACCGCCGGCTTAGCTTCGCCGCACCGCTGCGCGAGATGCTAGCTACGCTGATGCGCTGGCAGGGATGCCCCGAACGCGAGATCAAGGACGCCCTGCGTGGGGAGGGAAAGGAAGTCCCCAATGCCTATTTATGCGGCGCCACGCCGCGACACGCTATGCAAACGCTCGGGACTGATTGGGGGCGGCAAATGATACACCGTCATATTTGGGTGGACGCCGCCGGACAAGGAGCCCGGTATGTTCGCCGCAGGGGCAAGAAAGTCGTCTTTGACGACGTGCGATTTCTCAACGAGGCGGAACTCATCCGCGTGAACCTTGGCGGAATAGTGATCCGGATAGATCGCGCCGGCTTTGCGCCCCCGGCATGGAAACACGAAAGCGAGGGCCAACTTGCCGACTTCGTGCCCGATCTCGTGATCAACAACGATGCCGACACCGCCGCCGGCTTCGTCCTCAAGGCATCAGAGGCCATCGCGGCGATGGGGCAACGCCGATGATCTTCCTCGGCATCGATCCCGGCAAGACCGGCGCCATCGCAGCAATCGACGGCAAGGGCAAACTGATTGACCTGGCCGACATGCCAATCGCTGGCAGCGAAATCAACGTGGCTGGGCTCGTGTCTCTGCTATCCCAGTGGGATGACGCGCGCATGGCGACCGTCGAAAAAACCCAAGCCATGCCGGCCATTCCGCGATCGACGGCACATTCCCTCGGCTTGTCCGAAGGCGTGGCGATCGGCGTGATCGTCGGGCTCCATATCCCGCTGCGATCCGTGCGGCCCGCGATATGGAAGCGTGCGATGAACGTCAGCGCGGACAAGGACGAAGCGCGGTCCGCCGCCCTCCGGCTCTTCCCCGACGGGGCGGATAGCCTCGCGCGCAAGAAGGACCACGGGCGCGCGGAGGCCCTGCTCCTGGCCGAATATGGGCGCCGCGCCTGGATCGGGGCGAACGCATGAAGCACGTCACCGAAGACACGAAGCTCCGGCTTAAGGCCCTAGCCGACGAAGGAAGGCCATGGCCGGAGATTTATGACGTGCTGCGTAGCCGTCACCACGCGCGCCCCCTTTGGGAAGCCCTGATCGAGATGGGCTACAACCCGCCCGAGCCCCGCCGCAATCGGCTTTGGACAGCCGACGATCAACGCATGATGGAGGAAATGATAGACCGGGGCGAGACGGTTTATAAGATTTCGCTCGCCATAAAGCGGAACCACAAGCACATTAAGGAAAAAGCCGCGATTTATCGCAAGGGCGCAGCGGAACCAAAAGAGCCCAAGATTGTGCTGCCGTTCCGCAAATGCCTCCATTGCGGCGGGATGTTTCGGCCCGAGCATCGCGGAATGTTCATGCATCCATCCTGCACCGATAAGGAAATCTTCCGAGGCGTGGCGGGACACTCTAACGCAGGAGTTAGAACCAATGACCGCCTTTGAACGCCACGGCATCGCGCACCTAAGCGCCAGCAGCCTCAACCTATACGCCGCCGAGCCGGCGCTATGGGTGATGGAGCGCTTGCTAGGCAAGCGCGGCAAGGTCGGCGCCGCCGCCCATCGCGGGAGCGCCAGCGAGGCCGGCATCACGCATGGGCTACTCAACCCCGAAGCCTCAATCGAGGATTGCCAAGCCATCGCCATTAAGGAATACGATCGGCTCACGGCTTTGTCGGGCGATCCCAAGCGCGAAACCGAACGCGCGGCAGTCCCCGGGATCGTCAAGATCGGCCTCGCCGAACTCCGGCAATACGGCGTGCCGGACATGGTGCAAACCCGCATAGACCTCGCTTTGCCCGGCGTTAGCGTGCCGCTGGTAGGGTATCTGGACTTCGGATGGTCCCATCACGGCTTGATCGTTGACCTGAAAACGCAACTCAAGTTGACGTCGCAGATCACGCCATCGCACGCGCGCCAAGTGGCGCTCTACATCCATGGCAGGAACCAGGAGGCGCGCGTCGCGTACGTCACGCCGGCCAAGATCGGCGTATATCGCCTGGAAAGCGCGGACGAACACATTCACGCCCTTACATGCATCGCACAAAGGCTTGAACGGCTGCTAGCCATCTCCGCCGATCCGGCGGAAATCGCGGCCATCATGGTCCCGAACTACGATGCATTCTATTGGTCGGACCCCCACACGCGGGCAACCGGCCGCGAGGTTTTCGGCTTCTAAGCCGGGAAAAGGGCAACCGTCGGCGGCCCTTTGAACAGCCGACAGCAGAAAGGAAAGACCATGGCTTTCGGTATCCCAGGATCAGACACCGGCAGCGGCGGCGGCGAGTTTCTCGGCCGCATCAACTGCGACGCCCGCACCGGTTTTTGGACCATCACGAGGCGTATCCAGGACCAAGACGGCATGTGGACCAACTCGCAGAGCGAGCCATTCCAGAACCCTACCTTCCTGGTGGACTTCGGTAGCCTCGAAATCGGCTACATGAAGATCACTTCCCCGCCGTCGTTTTTGATGGTCCCGTATGGCCATCCGGTCCCGCCGCAGCCTCAGGAAATGGCGGACGCCATGCGGCCCGGCGAAAAGCCGCGACGCGCCTTCGCTCCCGGTTTCCGCCTCAAGGTGATGAGCAAGGCCACTTTCGGGGACGCCGACGCCTATTATCTGTCGGGAAGCTCCAAGACCCTGATGAACGCGGTTGACGCGCTGCATCAAGTGTTCCTCGCGGCGCCCGAAGCCGCGAAGGGACTGGTACCGGTGGTCAAGGTGGACGGCTCGGACCGTATCGCCGCCAAGACGCCGCAGGGCACCAACACCTTCTACGCGCCCCGGTTCAAGATCGCATCTTGGGTGGAGCGTCCGGCGGCCCTTGGCGATCGCACCGTGCCGCCGCCGGCCGCCGGAGCGGCGCCAGCCCCGGCGCCCAAGCCGGCCGCTAACCACGTGCCGCCGCCCGCGCGCAAGGCCGCGCCGGCCCCGGCGCCTGCGGCCGATGACGCGGACGATCTGCCGTTCTAAGGATACCCCGGGGCGGCGATCCAAGCCGCCCCGGCCACCCTCGACACCTAGAGGCCCCGCCGTGATGACACTGACACCTCCGACGCCCGCCCCGCGCACCGCCCTCGATTGGGCTAGGGTCTATTCCGGGCTCGGGTGGTCGGTGGTCCCCGTGCGGCGGGGCGAAAAAATGCCGGCGGAACAATGGATCAGATACCAAAAACTTCCAGCGGACGAAAACCAAATCCTCGCCTGGTTCGCCGATCGCCGGGACTTCGGCGTGGGATTAATCCAAGGATCGCGATCCGGAACCATCGTGTTGGACTTCGACGCAGATAGCCTCGGCCTCGAAACCCTGGCGGACCTAGAGCGCAGGGGGCTACCCCAGAGCGTGCGCGCCTTTACGCCGGGCGGAGGGTGCCACGTGGTACTACGCCACCCTGGGAAGCACGTCTCGACGCGAAAGCGCATCCTGCCCGGCATGGATGTTCGGGGCGATGGCGGCTTCATCGTGGCGTGCCCTTCCACCCATGCGAACGGCCGTGAGTATGCATGGGACGTGGATTGCCACCCCGAGGAAGTCCCGGTAGCGGACTGCCCGGATTGGCTCACCGACCTAATCTGCGGCGACGCTCCAGCCCAATCCGGCGCCTCCGCCGACATCGTCCGCGTTGCCTCCCCGGGGCCGCTAGGGACGCCGCTGGAGCGCGTCGCGGACGGCCGAGAGCAGTATATGCGGGACACCATCCTAGCCGTCTGTGTGGACCTCAACGGCCGCCTAGGGCGCACCCCCACGCCAGAGGAACTATTCGGCGAGGCGTGGCCCCAATACGCCGCCAAAGCCGATCTATCCCGCCCCGGGCGCGGCGAGGGCGAGTTTCGCGCGAAGGTGGCATATACTTTGCATCGGTATGAAAGCGGACGCATCAAGGCCAAGCCCAGGCACGAAGCGCCGGACTTTGGCGGCGAGACGATAGACCCGGAGACGGGCGAGATTTTGCCGGCGCCCCTTAGCGTCCCGCCGTTATGGGTGGACGAAGACGAGCCCGACCCCGCCGCGATACCGCCTCGCCCATGGATTGTCCCCGGGTATTTGATGCGAGGCAGCGTGTCAGTGCTATCCGGCCAAGGCGCCGGCGGGAAATCTTCGCTAGTGGTCGCGTGGTCCATCGCTCTAGCTGACGGAAAGCCTTTAGGTGCTTTTCATCCGCGCGATGCGTTCAAGGTGATCAACTACAACGTAGAAGACGATCAAGACGAGCAGCGACGCAGATATGCAGCCGCCGCGATTGCTAGGCGTATGCCACTAAGCACGATGGCAGGGCGTATAATCCGATGCGGTCCGCATGATGTCGGGACGCTCTTTGAGCGCGATCCAAACAACGGCAGGATATTCCCTACGCCAGCGATGGACGAACTCGAAAAACTGGCGAAAAATCATCTCGTGGATGTTTTGATCTGCGATCCCTTGGCAGAACTGCACAATGCAGAGGAAAACGACAACACTGCCATGCGCGCCGTAATCGCAGCCTTTCGCGCTATGGCCAAGCGGCTCGGGATTGCCATATTGATCCTGCACCATGACCGAAAGGGCAACTCCGCTCCTGGAGACATGGACCGGATGAGAGGCGCGTCAGCGGTCGGGGGCGCGGTGCGGGTGGCCCTCACGCTTTCTACCATGAGCCAGGAAGAAGCCGATCGTCTGAGCATCCCTCCGGAAAGCCGCCGGGCTCACTTCCGCATAGATGGGGCAAAATCGAACTACGCTCCGTCACAAGATGCAGAATGGTGGAGATTGGCAGGATACGAAATAGCCAATGGAGAAACCGTAGCCGCGTGTTTGCCGTGGGTTCCACCAAGCCCGTTTGATGGGCTTTCGATGGCCGACTGCGTGGCGGCGATTGACGCCATCCACGCAGGCACCAAGGACGGGTACGCATGGGCAACAGCCAAGCAGGCCGGTGATGATTGGGCGGGCCGCGTTCTGACAAACAGCCACTGCAGAACGGACGCCCAAGCATCCACGATCATCGCCGCATGGGTCAAAGAAGGTGTGTTATCAGAGGACATGCTACCTAGTCCGCGACGAGGGCACAAGCGCAACGCTTTCGTGGTCAACCTGGAAAAGGTCTCGGAAATGAGGCGCCAAAAAGTGGGGGAACTCTGATGAGATGGACCCGTCGCACAACCCGACGCAGACCCGACGCAAAAGGGGTGCGTCAGGTCTGGATCGCCTATAGTAACCCGTCGCACCCGCGCGTCGGTCTGCATGTGTCGCAGACCCGACGCACGCGGTGCGGCAAGTCGGGTTACGAACGCGACCTGACGCACAATGACGTCTCGCGTTTTGAGACGCATCAATGACCCTCCCCGAACTAGACGCAATCGCCTGGCGATACGAGTGCGAATGGGGCATCGGCCGGCTACCCGGCCTAGTCTCCCCCGAAACGGCGGAACGGTGGCGCGCAGCCATGGCGCTGCTAGACGCCGCCGCGCCCCCGAAGGGCAAGGCGTGGGATCAAGTCCGTGCCAGCCTTGCCCGGGGATGGGAAGCCCTCGCGACCGAAGCCCGGGCTCGCGGACATGAGCCCTTGCCGGGGCCGGTGGCCGAAACCGAATACGCGCCGGGGCGCTTGTTCGCGATCGCCCTAGACGACGCCCACAGGCACGCCCTAGATGCACGGAACAAGAACGAGGGGCGCAAGGTGGCAGTTTGGACCGTGGCCGAGGTGGCGGTGATCATCCAATCAATCCCAGTCGCGGCGACGATCAAGGACCTATTCCCCGGAGCCCAAGTCCTGCCGCCCCGGCTCCCCTCCCTGAAAGGCCGATGGGTGCAAGACGATCCGACGGATATCCTGGACCAGGCGGGGCAAACGTGAGGGCGCCCGAAAGCATGGCGACAACCGCAAACAATGGAGGCATCCCCCATGCCCAGCCCGCGCCGTAGGCCGATAGCGGCTACCCGCCCGCGATCCGACAACCTTCCGCCCGTGGACTTTGGCCCGGATATCCGACGCCGCCGGGGCGAGGTGGCAATCGAGGATGCCGCCGATCCCGACGCGCCCCGCGCCACGGTAAGGCGGGGGCGAGTGGTTTGGGTGCCGGATCAGTTTCTCGCCCGAGGCGTAATAGACCAACGGCTACATGCCGCCGCCACACGGCTAGTCACCGCGTATGAGATAGGCATCCTAGGCGCGCGGGATAGACCTATCGTGCGCATATCGTGGGGTAGGACAGCCCCCGCGTTTATGTCGGACGTTCAGCTTGATCATGCCTCGGACTATGAGAGAGCCATGCGGGCGGTAGGGCCGATGCTATGCGCGGCGTTGTCGTGGTGCGTATTGTCAAACGGGACCATTGAGGGATGGGCGCAATGCAAGAGATGGCATGTGCGCCGATCGGCGGGGTATTTGATGGCGGCTCTAGACCGGCTCGCGGACCACTACGACGGCGGTTGACACGCCATCCACCGAGATGCTATTCCTTGCCACACTCGCGGGACGTGTGCTTAAGGGCCGTTTCGCACCCATGTTCTTCGCGGTCTCTCCCGCTTGCTGTCCCGCCTGGCGTATCTCTCTTGCATGCGCGAAAGCGTCAACCCGTTCCGCGATAGAGGTTCAGGCGGGAATGCAGGAAGCGGGCCATTTTTCAATGTTTCATTGCGACGGGGCGCTGAAATAATGTTTCAGGCTTGGGTCCCTTTTATGACTAGTGTATATGGTAGGCATGAGGCGCCCGGGTTCGCTAGGCAAGAACCATGCCAAGGGTAACCCCGCCAGACCTATTGCCGGTGGATTGTTCGGCCGGATCGCTGGCCGGGCTAATTGGCGTGACTGAGCGAACCATAACTGGCAGGCGGTCCGATGGGCGGTTGCCGGCTTTGGCCAATGGCAGGCTAGACTTTCGGGCCATCGTCAAGGCTGGCGTGGACGCGCTGGCGGCGGAGCAGCGCCAAGCCGGGCGGCTTTCGGGTGATGATCTAGACCTAAATGTTGAGCGTGCCCGGCTGGCCAAGGAGCAAGCCGACGCGGCGGCCATGCGGAACGCGGTAAGCCGGGCGGAACTATTGCCGGCGGGCGAGGTGGTAGAGGCTATGCGCCAAGCCTTTGGCGCTTGCCGGGCTCGGCTTCTAGCTATTCCTGCCAAGGCTGCGCCGCTGGTTGCTGGGATGCAGTCACGCGCCGAAGTCCGGGACATCCTGACGAATGCAGTCTATGAGGCATGTGACGAACTCTCCGACGCTAGGGTTGAGGCTGCGCTTGCCGAGCGGGCCGGCGGTGGCGGCGGCGATCCGGACAGCGATGGCGGTATGGAAGGCGCCGCCGAAACTGACAGTAAGCGCTTGGGCGGATACCGAGCGGATGCTGTCTCCCGAGGCCAGCGCCGAGCCGGGGCGATGGACGACGGCGAGGGCTGAGTATCAGCGCGGCATCATGGATGCCGTTAGCGATCCAGCCGTTGAAACCGTCGTGGTTATGAAATCCGCCCAGGTGGGATGGACGGAAATAATCAACAACGTCGTCGGGTTTCATGTGCATCAAGACCCGGCGCCCATTTTGATTGTGCAACCTACGGTGGAGATGGCGGAAGCTTGGTCAAAGGATCGGCTTTCGCCAATGCTTCGGGACACTCCGGCGTTGCGTGGCTTGGTGGCGTCGCCGAAGTCCCGGGACAGCGGCAATACGCTTTTGCATAAGACGTTCCCCGGCGGCCATTTGACGATTGCCGGGGCGAACAGCGCGGCGGGCTTGGCGTCGCGGCCTATTCGGCTCGTGTTGTTTGATGAGGTGGATCGCTACCCGCCTAGCGCTGGAAGTGAAGGCGATCCGATTACGCTCGGCACGAAGCGCACTACTACATTCTGGAACCGTAAGGTGCTGATGGGATCGACGCCGACGATCGCGAATACCTCGCGGATCGAGGCGGCCTATCTGGCCAGCGATCAGCGGCGGTATTGGGTGCCGTGTCCGCATTGCGGCGAGATGCAGACGTTGAAGTGGGAATGCGTCAAGTGGACGGACGATGACCCCGACACGGCGGCGTATCACTGTGCGGCGTGCGGCGTGGCGTGGTCGGACGCCGAAAGGTGGCACGCGGTTTCGCGTGGCGAGTGGCGAGCGGCGGCGGAGTTTCGAGGCGTCGCGGGTTTTCACCTAAACGAACTGGTTTCTACTTGGTGCCGGCTAAGGGACACCGTGGCGGCGTTTTTGGCGGCCAAGGGGCGGCCTGAAATGCTCAAGGCCTGGCGCAATACGTCCCTAGGCGAGGTATGGCAGGAACGCGGCGACGCGCCGGACTGGGAGCGGCTGGTAGAGCGTCGCGAGGATTACCGGATGGGCGTAGCGCCTGCCGAGGCGGTATGCCTGACGGCGGGCGTGGACGTCCAAGAGGATCGGCTAGAGTGCGACGTTTGGGCCTGGGGTGCGGGCTATACGTCTTGGCTGGTTGACCATATCGTGATCCCCGGCAGTCCGCGCGATGCGGGCGTGTGGGATGCGCTGGCCGAAGTGATGGCGCGCGATTGGTCGGGTGGCGATCGGGAACCTATCCGGATTGAGCGCGCGTGCGTTGACACGGGCGGCCGCGACACTACGGCGGTCTATGGGCATATCCGCCGCCTGGCGGACAGTCGGATTGCGGCGATCAAGGGCGTTGACGCTTGGGGCCGCGCGCAGCCGGTGCAGGGTCCGACGTTTGTTGACGCCGCGCTGAATGGCAAGAGGCACCGTCGCGGGCTTCGTCTCTGGACGGTTTCGAGCAGCACGTGGAAGGCGGACCTTTATCGCCGGCTGTGGCTGACGCGCGGCGATGCGGACGGGTATCCGCCGGGATGGGTGCATTTGCCTACGGGTGTTGATCCCGAGTGGATCAAACAACTTGTGTCGGAGCAGT